AGTTGATTTCGTGAATATGCTCATAGAAAAATATGGGGTCAAACTCCACGATCCAAGGTGCCCTAATATCGTTAACGGACTCTATTTAGCCGAAAGGATGGGACTCGAACTCAAAAAAGAGTTTACACGTGATTACCCGGTGGCTAACATGGAGCTTAAGCCGTTCATTCTGGACGACGATATATAAACTAAAAAACCAAGGAGAAAATAATGGCCGGAAGAAAGAAAAAACGTGGCTCTGGTGTTGCTGGACGTAACCAAAGAAAAACCAGACGTGCAATGGAAAAAGAAACTGGGTACAAAGCTACAAAAGCCGAAAAGAAAGGCGAGAACGAGTAACCTAGAAAATTTTTGCTTTGGCCTCTTCTATAAGGGGCTTCAGCTTTTCTCTCAAAGAGTCTTTGTGCTCTTGACTATCACAATCTACAATAATCACAAATCGCTTATTAGAAACGGCTTTCCCCTCTTTTTCTTCAACATCATCGAAATCTACTTTTACATTTTCATTCGGATTCATTGTCGGAATTTGTTCGGTGGACTTGTCTCCCCCAGTTTCAATTGCATTTGATTCGGCTGGAATATCTAGACTAACATCAATGGTCGGTAAAGAAATATTCATTTCTGAAAACTCGTCTTCGGTAAAGCCTGTGTACTCAATATTGTTTATCTCTTGAACAGCTACGGCTAAAACATCCCGGTCCCAAGTTCCCCCCAATTTGTTGGCAGCGATCATTGCTTCGGTTTCTGTTGCTTTATCCCAATCTACTTCTCGATACGAGAACCGCTCTCCGTCACTAACAACGTAGCCTTCCGCCACTGTTCCTGAACGGGAGGGTTTTTCGTATTTTGTTTCTATTTTAATTTTATCTGTCGGCTTTAAAACTGAACTTCTCTGGTGTCCACCGGCTAGACGCTTCGTTCGAACGTTATAAATAATTCCACTTAAATCACCGAATTTATTAAGCGACTTTACTAGCTTGGCTTTCTCTTCTTTGGATATTTTTCGGGGATTGAGCTCGTTCTTCTTCAAATCTTTAATTTGCATAGATTTTTTCCTTTGATCTTCGGCAAAATTTACCGAATAATAGCCCATAGAGCAATTTATCGGACATTATTAACTAGGAGCGTTATATTGGCAGAAGTTGAGATAGTAGCAGAAGGTGGCCCAGACGATCACGGCAACTTAAAATATAAGGCTGAATACTGCGATATGCTTGTTACTCACATGAAAAAAGGAATGTCATTCTCGACATTTGGGGTAGATATCGGTGTTGCTAGAAGTACACTATATGAGTGGAAGAAAAATCACCCGGAGTTTGAAGTTGCTGCTGAAAAAGGTTTTGACGCTGGACTTAAATTTTTCGAGTCACTATTAATTAGCTCATCAATGGGAGTACTTCCCCCATCTTTGCAGAAATTAAATTCTAGAGGCATATCTTTAAGCGCAGTAATTTTTGCTCTTAAAACTAGATTTCACAAAGACTATTCTGAAGTTCAGACGGTTGACCATACTTCAAGTGATGGATCTATGAAAGTTCACTTCATCAAACCGGAAGAGCAGGAAGAAAAAGTAAAAGAGATAAGTGAGTCATAAACTCCCTTACTACGCAGCAAAGTTATTAGAGCCGCACCGCTATAAAGTTATTAAAGGCGGTCGAGGTTCTGGTAAATCCTTTACTGTCGCAAAACTTTTATTGATGCGGGGAGTGCAAGAAAAACGTTTTATTCTTTGCGCTCGTGAGTTTCAAAACTCAATGGCCGATTCAGTTCATAAGCTTTTAGAAGAGCAAGTGCATGAGCTTGGATTGACTGATTTTTATAAAGTTCAAAAAGATTCAATTGTCGGGAATAATGGGACAGTCTTTATTTTTAAAGGATTGTGGAGAAATCTAAACTCACTTAAATCAATTCCTGGAATAACTGATTTGTGGCTGGAAGAAGCCCATACAGTTTCAAAAACTTCATGGGACGTTCTCGTGCCGACTATTCGTGAAGAGGGTTCAGAGATTTGGGTGACGTATAACCCAGAAAGTGAAGACGATCCGACTCACGTAAAGTTTTGTGGAAAAGAACCGGCTGACGATGCTTTGGTTATTGAGGCTAACTGGCGTGACAACCCTTGGTTTCCGAACGTTCTCCGAAAAGAAAAAGATCACATGAAGCGAACGGATTACGATTTGTATATGCACGTCTGGGAAGGCGAGACTAGAAACAATTCGGATGCACAAATATTTAAAGGCAAATGGAAAGTCGATGATTTTGAAGTCCAAGAACATTGGGACGGACCTTACTTCGGTGTCGATTGGGGTTTCTCGGTCGATCCAACAGCTCTAGTTGCAATCTATGTAGATGTGAACGCAAATATTTTGTACTGGAGACACGAAGCCGGGGGAACTCATATCGACTTGGACGATTTGCCAGCCGAGTTTGATAAAGTTCCTGGCATAAGACAACGAATGATTAGAGCTGACAACGCAAGACCAGAAACTATTAGCTATATTGCGAATAAAGGTTTTATAATCGAGGCAGCAGACAAGTGGAAAGGTTGCGTTGAAGATGGGATCGAGTGGATGAAAACGTTCGATAAAATTATCATTCACACGGATTGTCCTAAGACAGCAACGGAGTTTAGGAAGTACGCTTTTAAAGTGGACAGAATAACAGGGGAGATAACTACTCATATCGTTGACGCATACAATCATTATATTGACGGCGGCAGATATGGATTAGACCCTTTAATTCAGATCGGTCGAGCTGGGATATTAGCAGTTTTATAAACAAAAGGAATCAGATGTCAGAAGATAAAAAAAGTACAGCAGGCGACAGGGATATGGCTATTAGAAACGGTTTAACCGATGCTATTTTTAGCGGTGGTGGTTCAAACGGTTTAGGTTCTCAGTTATCCCAGGTCGATACTATGTTTAAAAACAATCGCTGGTATCTTGTTTCAAACATGAGACAACTTTTATCTGAAAGTTATGTTGAGCACGGGATGGTTCAAACGGTTGTCGATGTTCCGGTTGAAGATGCATTCCGGGGTGGAGTAACAATTAAGACTAGTCAACTAGACGATGATGAGATCACTCTCTTAGAAAATAAAATGGAAAGAGAAGGGGATCTTGAAATAGTAGCCGAGGCTAACAAATGGAATAGATTATTCGGTGGAGCAGGCATCATAATAATGACTGACCAGAAACCGGATCAAGAATTAGATATTGAAAAAATCACGAAGGACAGCCGAGTAGAATTTAGAGCTGTCGATATGTGGGAACTTTATTATTCAAAACAAAACACAGATGATTACTCTCTTGCTATTGACGAAAAACATTTCGAGACGGATCACTTTGATTATTACGGGGTAAGGCTAAGCACTTCAAGAGTTTTAAAACTCAAAGGACTGAAAGCGCCGTCGTTTATCAGGCCAAGACTAAGAGGTTGGGGTGTCTCTGTTATGGAAACTATGGTTCGTTCAATCAATCAATACCTTAAAGCAACGGACTTGAGTTTTGAAGTTTTAGATGAATTTAAAGTTGACGTTTTTAAAATAAAAGGGCTTTCGAGTACTTTGTTATCTCAAGGCGGCACTGCAAAAATTCAGCAACGTATTCAGCTTGCAAACCAACAGAAAAATTACCAACACGCAATCACGATGGATGGGGAAGACGACTATATGCAAAAGCAATTGTCGTTTGCAGGTTTAGCCGAAGCAATGGACGGGATTAGAAAACAATTGGCTTCTGATTTAAGAATGCCACTTACTAAAATCTTTGGAATATCTAGTGCAGGGTTTAACTCCGGGGAAGACGATATTGAAAACTACAATGCTATGATCGAGTCTACTATCCGTACTGGAAGCAAGTTTGAGATAATGAAAATTATTGAGATCAGATGCCAACAATTGTTCGGATTTATCCCAGACGACTTAGCAATTGACTATGTTCCACTTAGAGTTTTATCAAGTGAACAGGAAGAGAATGTTAAAAACAATAAATTCAACAGAGTCTTGCAGGCTCGACAAGCTGGGGAAATTTCTTCTAGCACTTTCAAAGAAGCTTGCAACAGAGAAGACTTACTTCCAATTAAATTAGAAATCGACGACGAAATATTCCCGACTCCAATGAACGGAAAAGACGGGGATCCCCCAGATGTTGCAACTCCGAAACCTGCAGCTTCAACTTTAGAAACTCCGAAAGCTAAAAACTCAAACGATGAAGTTAGAAAAATCGCTGTGATGGGATTAGTTTCTGACGGCTATACTTTACGTGGACGCAGAAGAGATAACAATTTGTGGGTAAGTCCATCGGGACATTTCGATCCAGGCGAGACTCCACTTGAGGCTGCTTGCCGTGAATGTTCAGAAGAAGCAGGGATTGATAACTTAAAAGAAATAGCTAAAAAAGTTTCTACTTTTAAAAGCTCTAAAATTGAAGTTCACGCTTTTGTAGCTGAGCTTGATAGTCGGATGATGGCCAAGACTACACTCGACCCGGACAGTGAAGTAAGTGTCTGGAGGTGGGTGCCGATTGCCAAAGATACCCCAGAATTAATGAGAGAAAATTCTCACTCAAAAATAGACGCAGTAGTGGAACATTTATTGGGAGGTAAATAAATGGTAACTTGGTACCCAGGAATGACAATCAGTGATGTAGAGATAAAAATAGTCGAGACGGCTTATAAATTTTTCGGCGAGAACAAAACAAAAACAGCCAAAGCTCTAGGTATTGCGATAAGAACCTTGGACTCTAAACTAGAGAAGTGTAACAATGCCATTGATGAAGTAATAGAATTGCCTAAACCCACAATAACAAAAGATGTCGTTTCAAACTTGGAGGAAACAACTTATGAACAATAAATTTATATTCGCATTGTTACTAGTTTTAGTAACTGTATTCACTTTTACACCAGACAGTGAAAACTCAAAACTAGAAATGTTCGATAAAGCTTATGCAGCAAAAGGCTTAGGTAAAAACGACACGACTACTCCCCTTGCAGACGGTGCGACGTTCACTGGTAAGTGGACAAACACAAACTTTTCTCAGTCTATAACTTTTGCTGGGATTACTGATAAAGAGACTGACTTATTTATTCAGCAATCTTCAGACGGAATAAATGTAGATTCAAGCTTGCCTTATACAATGTCCCCAAATATTAACGAAGTCCATAACTTAACTACGACTCGAAGATATTACAGAATAGTTTTAACTAACAATTCCGGGGAAGCTCAGACTTATTTAAGAGTTTATTCATTTAACGGCACTCAAGGTCCATTGACGGCACCTCTTAATTTGCCACTTGGCCAAGATGCCGATGCAACAGTTGTTCGAGTTGTTTCAGAAGAATTTGATATCGCTCAACGTAAAAGGGCCGGCTACTTTAAGGTTAACAAATTTGGAAACAATGCAGATGTTGATCCTGGTTCAGCACCAGAAGATATATGGGTTGGCGGTGGTCTTTACACTGGATTCCCTTTAGGTGCGGCTGAAACCGTTCAAGTTATTTCTTCTAATGCTGGGGATGCTGCTGCAGGTATTGGTTGTCGTACTTATTTATTAAACGGCTTAGATACTGATTACAATTTTCAAACGGAAGTTGTTACTTTAAACGGATCAGC